TTACTAAGGTTGCATCTGTACCCGCACCTAAGCAGGTTGCAAATCGAGTGTATAATTCATCTGAAAATGTAATTGCAACATTACTTGAAAGTCGTAGATATTAGGAGAATATTATGAAGCTAAATGAGTTAAAAACGGCATTGGCCAATGGACCAGTAAGAGTAACTTTCACCAAGAAAGATGGCTCTAATCGTACTGGATATTTTACAACTAAGGAAGAACTATTGGCTCCAGTATCTGGAACCGGTACTAGGACTCATCCTAATGATCTTCTTGTTGTAACAGAAATTTTGGCTAATGAGGAACCTCAATGGAGATCTTTCCATTATGATCAAATCACTGAAGCAGTAGTAGGTAAAAATGCGTGAAACAAACTTATAGAGTAGAATTCGGTCCGTATGTATCTATCACAGATCCATACGCGACTGGAAATAAAATTTGGACATTACCCGGATGTGGTTCTAAACGATATACGGCAGATGAAATTTCAACCATTGCAGAACGTAATGGGTATTATAATATTTGGCAAGGAGTAAAAAATGAGTAAAACTGCAATTCCAGGAATGACCCTAAAGAAAGATACTAATGGAAATCGTATTAGTCGAAAGAATACTAGTCATGGTACATTTCGTTGTAAGCGTAAACCAAACTCAAAAAGATGTTCTTAGAAGAGTTTACATTTACATGGATTGAGTTTATAATAGTTATTGCTATTGTATTTTATGCTGTTAAGTTTTCTTGGGCAGCTGGATTTCGTGAAGGATTTCTGGTTGGCTTTCAAGTGAATAAAGACAATGTTACAATTGAGGCACCAGAATTTGAACGCGCTGATTAAATTCCTATGGCAGTCATTAGTAATTTTAGGTTTAGTGACTATATGGGGAATAATTATACTTGTGATTGTTGCTATAGCAACAACACCATAGGATTATATTATGAGAAGTAATGATATTAAAGTCTTATCTGAGAGAGATCATGTAAGACAAAAGCCTGGTATGTATGTAGGAGATATTACGCTATCTCCTCATAATAGGTGGGGGATACATGATGATAGTATTAAAAAGCAAGACATTGATATTGTTCCTGCTTTTCTCAAGCTATTTGACGAAATCATTTCAAATTCAATTGATGAATATCTAAGAACAGATGGCAAATATGCGAATCTAATCAAGATCAAAGTTGATGGTAATAAAATTACTATCGAAGATAACGGCCGTGGTGTAGCATCAAAGTATGATAATGATCATGGAAAGACTAAAGCAGAACTTGCTTTTACTAATCTTAGAGCAGGCGCTAATTTTGGTGAAGATTCATTTGTATCTATAGGTACACATGGTCTAGGAGCATCTCTTGTTAATATTATGTCTCATCGATTTACTGTCATAACTGATGACGGAAATGATCGTACGCATATTAAATGTAAAGATGGTATGCTTCATTGCGATGCTTCAGTATCAAAATCATCACATCAAGGTACTCGTGTAACATTTGAACCTGACTATGAATTATTGAATATGGATCATCTTGATGATATTCATCTAATGATGATTCAAAAACGAGTAATGGATTTAGCGGTATGTTACCCCAAGATTCAATTCAAGATGAATGGTAAGCTTGTTAAAAGCCGAGCATTCAAGAATTATCTATCAATGATCGATCCAGAGTTTGAGCTACTAGAAACCGATCATTATAAAATTGCTGTACTTCCATCAGAATCTGGTGATCAAATCTCATTCTTAAATGGTATTGAAACCTTTAGAGGCGGATCACATATTGATCATGTATCAATGATCATTACAAATGCTTTACGAGATAAGATTAATAAAAAATATAAGATCAAAGTTAAACCTTATGACATCAAATCAAAATTTGTTATAGTTCTTATTACGAATGAGATCCCAGATCTTAAATGGGAAAGCCAAACCAAAGAACGAATGACTCTTGAAGTTGCTAAGTTCAGAAGTTTATTCGCTGATTTAGAAACTAATGATAAATGGTTCAATAAGATTATGCGTAATGAAGATCTTATTATGCCAATCATTGAAGCTCAATTACTTAAGAAACAATTAGCCGATGCTAGAGAATTGAGAAAGAAACAAAAAGATGCTCATAGAAAAAAGGTTGTATCGCACGTACAAGCCAAAGGTATGGGTAATATCTTATTCTTGACTGAGGGACAATCGGCAATTAGTAATCTGATTAAAGTTAGAGATCCAAAAATACATGGTGGATATCCGCTCAAAGGTAAAGTCAAGAATACTTATGGTATGAAACTTACTGATATTATTAAGAATAAAGAGTTGAGTGATGTAATGAATATCCTTGGTATATCTCTCGGGGAACCAATCTCAACAATGAATTATGATTATATTGGTATTCTCACAGATCAAGATGTCGATGGCCACCATATTAAGATATTATTGGTTGGATTCTTCTCCCATTGGAAAGAGCTATTCAAAAATCATAAAGTACGAATTTACAATTCTCCGCTAATGATTGCGAAGAAGGGTAAAAAGGTTAAGTATCTATATACGTTAAAAGAAATCTCTGAAACTGATTTGACGGGCTGGACCACTAAATATGCTAAGGGTCTAGGTTCTCTATCTGCGTCAGAGTATAGGGATATCATCAATACTGATGACTATGATGTGATCACTATGGATGATGTAAAAGATGAAAAAGCATTACACCTTGCATTAGGTAATGATGCTCAATTAAGAAAGGACTGGTTATTGTGTACAAGCTAATAAGAAATAAATACAAAGACATTATTCCAAAAGAGAAGTTATCAATTGTAAGCCCAAATGATTCTCCTATTCAATATAAGAAGTTCTTAATTGATAAAGTACATGAAGAGTTAGATGAATTGGCTGAAACTGATTATACAGATATTAGTGAGTTTGCCGATATTTATGAAGTCTTTCTAACTATCATGAAGATTCAAGGTATTACTGAACATGAGGTTAGAGAAGCAAGATTAGACAAATTGAAACAGAGAGGTTCTTTTTCTAACGGGCTTTTATTGCAATATTAGTATACTTTTCATCAAAAGTATGATATAATATACATATGAGGATTAAATTATGAAACCAATAGAAGCATTAGTTAATAACGAGTTCAAATCGTACTCGGAGTATGTTCTATTCAATAGAGCTATTCCAAGTATGATGGACGGCCTTAAAGCCGGTCAGCGCAAGATTCTTTATACTGCCAATAAGGTTGCTCGTAATAAACTCTCCAAAACAGCATCTCTTGCGGGTGCTGTTATCTCACACGCAAATTTCCATCATGGTCCAGCATCCTTAGAAGATGCTATCAATGGTCTTGTTGCAGATTTTAATAATAACATATCATTATTAAAAGGTGAAGGTTCATTTGGATCTCGTCTTGTTCCTGATGCGGCCGCGGCGCGATATACCTTCACTGGTTTATCAGAAAATTTTGATAAGTGGTTTACTGATTTTGATGTAATGCCTCACCAAGCTGATCCTGAAGATCCTGAGCCACAATACTATTTGCCATTGATACCTTGGGTTCTAGTTAATGGAGTTCAAGGTATTTCTGTTGGATTTGCAACTAAGATCATGCCATATAATCCAAAGGTATTACTTAAATTAGTTAAGGCTAGATTGGCTGGTAAAGATATTCGTAGAATGAAGCTTGTTCCTAAGTTTCCTGAATTTAATGGTAAGGTTGAACGAATAGGATCTGAGATTTCTGTTGAAGGAACATATGAGGTTATAAGTTCAACTAAGATTCGTATTACTGAAGTACCACCTGTATTCACTCGTGAAAAGTATATTGAGCATTTAGAGAAGTTATCAAGTAAAGGTAAAATTACTTCATACGAAGATCAATGTGATGAAAACGGTTTTCAATTTGAAGTAAGACTTCGTGGCAAGTCAAATATTATACCAGTATTTGCTCTTAAGAAAACTATTCATGAGAATATCACTGTCATTGATTATGAAGGCAAATTGAAGATATATGATAATCCTTATGAACTAATCGAAGATTTTGTTGATGTACGTATTGAATATATCAAGAACAGATTAGTATTCAATATTGATAGAGATCAAAAGGCATTAGATCTTGTTAATGAAAAGATTAGATTTATCAATGAAGTGATTACTAATGTTATTGATTTCAAGAAGAAAAATAAAGAGCAAATGGTTAACATCTTAACGAAAAGTGGATATAATTATATTGATACATTGTTGAGAATGAACATATATTCTCTAACTCTTGATAACATTGTATTATTGACTAACAAGAAGAAAGAGTTAGAGAAAGAATTAAAACACTGGAAGAGTACCACAGCTGAAAATGAGTACTCTAATGATTTGGAAAAACTATGAATTCAATGATGCTAATTGACTTCAATGGAATTGCTGTTGGTAGTTTAATGGCAGTAACAAAGAAGCAAACTGATGTAGATGAAGATCTTATAAGACATTTGATAATAAACTCAGTTATAGGATATAAAAAGAAATTTGGTTGTGATGAAGTAATTATTTGTGCTGATGCAAGATCTTGGCGTAAAGATGAGTTCCCTCATTATAAGGCCGCAAGACAAAAAGGTAGAGAAAAGTCTCCGTATGATTGGCCGAAGATCTTCAATTTATTCAATGAAGTACTTGACGAGATAAATGATAATTTACCTTGGAAAGTGATTTATGTTAAAGGCGCTGAAGCTGATGATATTATTGGTCACTTAACTTATAAGTATGGTCAAATGAAACCTATTGTAATTATCTCAGCTGATAAGGATTTTATTCAACTTCATAATATTGGTAATATCAAACAATGGTCACCAACACTTAAAAAGTTTGTACGTCATGAAGATCCTGTATCATATTTAAAGGAACATATTATTCGTGGTGATTCAGGCGATGGAATTCCAAACATATTATCATCAGATGATACATTCGTTACTAATAAGCGACAAACCCCAATGCGTAAGAAATATGTTGAGGTTTGGATGGAGCAAAAACCAGAAGATTTTTTAACTACTGCTGAAATGGCAGATCGTTGGACAATGAATAAAAAGATGATTGACTTACGATGTACTCCAACAAATATTAAAGTTGAGATTGATAAACAATATGATGAATATACTGGTGAAAGTGGAAGAAGTAAAATCTTTAACTACTTCACCAAAAAGAGACTTAAAAATCTTATGACAGATATTCAAAACGTATGAAGAAACTAATTTATTCTTATAGGAATGAACCAAAGAATTGTAATAATTGTGAGTATTCGTGTAATGATAAAATGAGTTGTTTAAGAGATGATTGTAAAGTGAGTTTTATGGCTGGTAGTTTAGGACCGAAAAATTATCCAAAATATTTTGATCCTAAGCTACTATTATTTTGTGATGGATATAGAGGTAAACTATGATTAAAGATGATATGAAAGATTTGATTGAAAATTTTGAGGTTATAATTACTCAAGATTTTGTTGATTATCGTGATGGCGAATATAATAAGAGAACATACAACCAACATAAACCAAATATGAATTCTCTTGCTTTGGAGTACTATCTTCTAAAAGATAAGAAAGTTCAACCGCCAAGTCATGTATGGAGAAATGATTTTATCTTTGATGATAAGAAGATTGATGTTAAGCGAATCTTCTCAGAATATTTTAATTTAGAATCTAGTAAGAAGGTTCAACAATTACTAGAATCTGAACAAATAAAGCAACTTGATTATCTTACATTCTATAAGCAGCTTGCATATCGTAATGGTCAATTCTTTAATGATAACTATGATATGCTAATGCCAGGTGATACTCTTAATTTTAAATTTATCGGGATACATACACCAACAAGAGCTTTAAGAAATGTTCAACCATCTGTTAAGAAGAAAGATGGATATTATGTTAGAACAAGTTACTTAAGATAGTTTACAATTAATGTTGATTATGATATAATAGATATATGAAATTTGATAAGAATAAACCACCCCTAGCTCTGATCCCACCAGAAGTATTATTTGAAATAGCTGAAGTATTTGCCTTTGGTGCAGATAAATATGGAGCTTATAATTGGCGTAGAGATGGTTCAAATACTGAATGGTCAAGAACATATTCATCAATTCAGCGTCATCTAAATTCTTGGTGGATGGGTGAAGACGAAGATGAAGAATCTGGTAAGAATCATTTAACGCATGCAATGACACAAATGATTATTTTATACATCCATCAATTAGAACATCCTGAAATGGATGATCGTTATTATGAGGAATAGATAATGAGACAATATATAGGACAAAACTTTTCAAGTGTATATCGCAATTTAGGTCATGATCTTCGATGGCTCCCTGATAGAGATGATGTATCTCCAAGAGGATTTAAGATCAATGAAATTTCTAATGCATACTTGGAAATTCATAATCCACTAAATTCATTATTTCATACTGCTGAACGTGAACCGAGTTTGAATTATTTAGCTGGTGAATTGCTTTGGTATTTTTCTGGTAGACGTGATCTTGAATTCATTGAAAAATACAGTACATTTTGGCAACGTCTTACAAACCCAGATGGTCAATTGAATTCTGCTTATGGATATCAATTATGGAATAATCCAAATGAACATGGGATTACTGAATGGGAATGGGCAAAGAATTCATTACTTAATGATATTGATTCAAGACAAGCTCTTATTCGATTCAACAAACCAGAAGTAAGCTTTGATGGTGTCAAAGATTTTGTTTGTACTCTCAATGGTATTTTCCAAATTCGTGGTGATCAACTAAATCTAACTATCAATATGAGATCTTCTGATTATATCCGTGGATTGACATATGATGTACCATTCTTTGGATTATTGATTTCAGCAATGAGACATGAGCTTAAAGATGTATATCCTAATTTGAAAAATGGTTATCTTGCAATGCTATTGAATAGTTCGCATCTATATGAAGAACATTTTGATATGGTTGAGAATATGCTAACCGATCAAATGTGGGATGCTCCTCCTCTACCTGATTATGATGAAAATATTATTCGTCGCCCAGTTGAGAATATTCTAAAGGCTAATGGTCAATTAGTAGAATGGATTAATGAACACACATGAAAAAGATAGCAGGATTAATGAGAAATGTTCCTAGTAATGAATATTCACATAATGCTGCATATGCCAGAATTTGGGGAAAGCTATTAGATGCTGAATGTGAAAAAGGTCATCCTCAATATGATGCTGATGTAACATATATCTATATTGATATTAACTACTCTGGCTCATTAAATTTATTTGATGGTCTATCAGAAGATATTTACAAAAGATCTTTATCGTTTCTAAACTACGATAAAGATCTTTTTATGTTAGATCATCCAATGCCAGATATTGGTAAAATATTTCGTAACAGATTAAGTAATAAGAGTACTTTTGAAAAATTCAATGAAAAGTTTTGTGATGATCTATCAAAGAAATGTAAGAGTATTAAGACAATTACAATGGATGATATGATTAAGGATTCTTTAGTAATTGGAGATTCTCATTCATTATCTATTGCTCCAATGGCAGTACCAATTTATCGATTAGATGGTAAAACTCTTCATGGAGCTACAAAAGATCATTCATTTATAATTGATATGATACCAGAATCAGTTAAAAAACTTACTTTGAATTTTGGTTCTATTGATATTAGACATCATCTATTTAGATTTGAAGATCCATATAAATCTGCTGATGAATTATTGGATAGATACTTTAATTTAGTTAAAGCAATACAAGAGAAAGGTATTGAAGTAGAAATTGCTAGACCAATTCCAGTAGAAACTAAAGAAAGGAAGATGGCAAAAACTACTATGTATAAAGGTAATCCTTTCTTTGGATCTAGACAAGATCGTTTAGACATAACAAAATATATTATAAATAGTATGGATACCAAAGCACCATGTGATGTTATTGGTTATCCTCTGGATTGGTATGATATGCCACCAGAACTATTTGAAAAGGAAATCATGGAAAGACCTAGAGGTATTCATATTGGATACCCAAAATATAGGTTGAATGATTATGGTGTAAAGGGTGATACTTTAGAATCGTTCTTTACTTGATGTGCGTCCTACTCTGCAATTTTGCAGTCAAATTTGACGTTAAACTGATATAAGGAGAAAATATGTCAAAGAAAATTAAAGCCGCAATAGTCGGCGTTGGCTCTTGTGCCAAATCCCTAGTTGAAGGTATTCAATATTACGTTCAAACTCCCGAAGATAAAGTTGGTCTTATGTATGAAGACATTGGTGGTTATACCGTCAATGATATCGAATTTGTTTGTGGATTCGATGTAGATAAACGAAAGGCTGGTAAAGATCTAATCACAGCTTTAAGAGCTAAACCAAATTGTTCAATGAATCATGTAAATGAAATTGACAATACTTGTGTCCATGAAGATGCTAAAGTTTATTCTGGTCCAGTACTAGATGGAATTGCTCCTCATATGCTTAATTATCCTGAAAATGTTTCATTTAGAGTTGGAGCAGAACCAGCTATTAAAGCTGATCGAGTAACTGAACTTCTTAAGTATCATGAGGTTGATGTTCTAATCAACTATCTTCCTGTTGGTTCTCCAGAAGCTTCTAAATTTTATATTGATGCTGCCATGAAAGCTGGATGTCATATCATTAATTGTATTCCAACTTTCATTTCTACAGAAGATGCGATGGAACTTGAACAAAAAGCAATTGATAAAGGATTAACCATTGTTGGATCAGATATGAGATCTGCTTTTGGTGCTTCAAGACTATCTGAAGTTTTACAAGGTTCTATGCTTGATGCTGGTTTGCAAATCACACAACATATTCAAGAGAATAAAGCGTGTGGTTCTACTCAAGGTCAAGAACATATTAGAACTGGACGAACAGCTAATACTGACTTCTTGAATATGGCTAAACAAGATCGTCTTCATGATAAGCATGTATCAAAAGAGAATGTTCTTAAAGGTCAAAATACAGTAAGAGATGTAGATTTTGGTGGTAATACACTATATGCTGGTCCTTCATTAACTGTTCTTCAAAAGCCAGGTGGTGAGTATGTTGGATCAGATAATAAGGTAGCTCAAATTGATATGGTTGCATATGGATTTGGTGGTGCCCGTTATGAATTAACTTCAAGATTATCTGTTCAGGATTCACCTAACTCAGGTGGTGTTGTTGTTTCAGCTCTTCGTTTTTGTAAGGTTGCTTCAGAAATGGGTATTGTTGGTTTTTTAAGAGGTCCATCAGCTTGGACTCAAAAGACTCCACCAGTACAACTTACAACAGCAGATGCAAAATATGAATGTGATGCTCTTGCTAGAAGAGATTTAACTGGATATACAGAGCCACAACTTAAGAGTAATAATCCCAAGGCTAAAAATCTACCTTATACATTCCAATCAGCAAAGAATGATTATGAGTAAATCCATCAAGTCTTATGATATAGATGGTGTTATCAACCTGGACGAGTATGGAATTGGTATTCGTCCAGGTTCTGATAATGATATTATAATTACTGGCCGATCGATTGAAGAAAGTGAAGAGACATATAAGTTCTTAGAAGAACATAATATTTCAAATATAGTTTATCTAAATCCTATACCATTTGATGAAAAGACTAGAGAAAGTAGTGGTTGGCATAAAGTAAATATCTTGAATTCGTTAACAAATCAAGGAATTAATATTATAATACATTATGAGGATGATGAAATTCAAGCCAATATCATTAGAGAGAATACTAATGTGAAGGTTATTAAAGTTGATCATCAAGATATGATTGAATTGGAGAATGTGAGAAGATGAAATATTATAATAATAAAGGATCAATTCAAGAAGCTGAAGTAAAACAAACTAAGGAAGGATTCTTCTTTAGAGTAAATACTTCAGACAAAGCTATGATCAGAGATTGTATAGTAGAGTATGATACAATCGATTTTCAAGATAAAGTAGTATTTGATTGTGGTGCTAACATTGGAGCATTATCAAAAATTGCAATAGATCGAGGTGCTAAGCAAGTTATTGCATATGAACCAGAAGAAAGTAATTATCAAATGGTTCTTAAGAATACTAAAGGATATCCTATTATTACAAAAAATAGTGCTTTGTCTAGTCAAGATGAAGATACACTATCATTCTGGATCAATAAATCAAATAATGCACAATGTTCTGGTACATTAGATTGTAAACAGAAAGGTAGACGAGTAGAAGTAAAAGTGAATAATTTGAATTTTTGGAAGGAGCTAGATTTATATAAGCCTTCTATAATTAAAATGGATATAGAAGGCGGTGAATATGACATATTCAAAGAAGGATTTGAAATGCCAGATTACGTAACTGATATAGCTATTGAAATTCATCATCCAAAAGAAATGGATAAATTATTTGAAGCATTGAACAAAATCTTTCCTGTTGTGAAGCATAAACATATTATTACTATGTTCAATAAACCTGGAATGATTGTAACACATTTGTCTAGAGCATGAAATTAACAAAAGAGTATGTAGGAAAACCAAACCAACCTTCTTATGATTATGTACCTGATGATTGGTACAATATTGATAAAGGATATAATCCAAATATAAATTACTCAAAATTGAAAGTAATTTCTCCAGAGTTATCTAAAAAGCTTTGGGATAATGTTAATAAGGATCTATTATGGGATTTAAGATATTTTGCTCATAATGTTCAAAAAGGTTGGGAAGTAAAATATGATGTAGTTCCTGAAAAAGATTATGAAGTACCTGAAGCAGCTCTTGATTTAGATGTAGAGTATTTTGGATTTTGGGCCACGGCAGATGATCGTCTTAGATATATTTGTGAAAATATTGTTACTAATGATTCAATACCTCTTATTGATAAGATTGGTAATGGATTAGCATCTCATTTTTATGGTGCACGAAATGTTCATCAAGGAATGACTGGCAAATCAAACCCTAAAGAAGCATTGATTGATTATAATCAATTAGCTGATGACCAATTAGAATTCTCAGAATCGGGAGAAGTTGGAGTATATACTTCAAATCTAAGATCATTCTTAGAACAGCAAAAGAAAGCTGGTGTAAAATTTTGGGGTACGACAGAGTTACATACGTCTATACAAACAGCTGGAAGACGTATGGTTAATGGTTATTATAAAGGAAATCCCTTAGATGATGATAAGGGGACTACAGCCAATGTTGCTGAATGGATTGCCTCTTGGAGAAATTCTGGTCTATTACAAAATATGATTGAGAATTCTGGTCTTAAAGCTATGTGCGAAATTCTTGGATCTGAATGGGGTATTGGTGATTATTATAAATTTCATGGAGGTTCAGATCTAAGTCTTTGCCCTGAACTTAATGCTTATTTGGATGAAAGATATGTTATTCCAGGACCTGGTGCATCATCTACTCTTAAAGACTTATGGCCAAATCTTACTAAAAAAGAAGTACCATATGATAAGAGAGTTATATGGTTACGAGAAAATCAAAAAGAACTATTAGGCTTACCTGAAATCAACGAGTTTTTTCATGAATTGAAAGTTGGAGATATTAGTATATTTCCTGAAAAAATTAATGAGATCAAAACAACTCAAGCAGAAGTATTATGCTGTCAGTTTGCTATCTTTAAAGACTTACAACAGAATCCAGAAAAAATAGCCAAACGTAAAGTTGCAAGAACAGCTACTTCATGCACATTAGAGGAATTCTTTACATAATGAAATATGCTAAACAAGGCATTCATGCCAAAAAGAAATGCCCATATTGTGATCACGAAAACAACCCCGCCAATTTAGCCAGACATATTAAAAAACAACATAAGGATAAATTAGATAATGATTAAACATGCTAGCATAATACCATTAATTGGTGGAATAACACTCGGTGCTGAAAAAATATTTGGACAAAGGCCTGAATATATACTTTCATATCCACTGTTTGCGAGTAATGATAAACACCTATTAGAGTATTATAATAATGAAGTGCCATATCACGTGATGGAAGTCGGTGACAATCAAACATTCCCACAAGTAGATGTTGTGACAACATGCTGTCCATGTGCTGGTTTATCAAGTTTAAGTATTAATCCTGGTAGTGATAAAGAAGTAAATGATTGGATGTTGAATTCGGCTGAGTTTGTTATGGGTGAAATGAAGCCTAAAGTATTTTGGGGTGAAAATGCTCCAAGACTTGCTACTAAATTGGGTGCTCCAGTAGTAAAGAAACTAAGAAAAATTGCTTCAAAAAATGGATATGTAATGAGTCTTTATAAAACTAAGAGTATTTTACATGGGCTAGGTCAAGTTCGTGATAGAACATTTTACTTCTTTTGGAAAGATTCTCAAATTCCAATGTTTGAATATTATGATCGTCCATATGAGAAGATTGAAGACATGATTCGATCGGTTGAGTATGATGAAAATGATCCAATGTCAGTACTAACAAATGATAAGATTCCTTCTAAAGATGATTTATATTATCGATACATTTTAGAAGAGATTGAAGGTGGAATAAGTCATTCGAAGTTCCAAGATAAAATATCTTCTGAGAATAGACGAACTGGTAGTGTAATGTCATATCTTGAAGAGAAAGATGGTGGTTACTTAAAGTTTATTGAATGGCTTAAGAAAATTGGTCGAGATGATATAGTTGAAAAGACTATGAAAAAGCATCTTAAGTTAATGGAAGGAAAGAACATTATGCGCCGTACGACTGAAGTTCCTTCAGATTATATTGGTGCATTTGTTGCTCATTTACCTCAATATCTTACTCACCCAGATGAAGATCGATATTTGACTGTTCGTGAAGCTATGTCAGTTATGAAACTTCCCTCAAATTTTAATTTAATAGAACCTAAGAAAAATCTTAATCATATTTGTCAAAATGTTCCAGTAACAACAGCTGCTGATATGGCTAAAAATGTGAAAAGTTATCTTGAAGGAAATATTGAAATGATTAAATCTGAATTCATCATTCAAGATAACAAGTCTAAGAAGATAGAAGATTTTCATCAAGAAGATCTAACTAAATTTTTTAGTTTACAAGCATAGAAAAATGTGATATAATAATATTTTAATACCGGAGTTTTTATGAGTACAGATTGGGCAAAGGATATGAATGATATGCACCGACATTATGGTGTACATGATGTTGTAGAGAAAATGGATCCAGAGATGCTAATAAAATTTGTTAGTTTTAGACATCTTTGTATCAATGAAGAGGTTGAAGAATTCAAAGAAGCATACGACAATAATGATGCTGAAGAAATGGTAGATGCTCTTATTGATATGTGTGTATTCGCAATTGGTACTTTAGACCTTATGGGTGTTGATGCTAATGAAGCTTGGAGCAAAGTATTCGATGCTAATATGAATAAGAAAGTTGGTGTTAAAGAAGGAAGACCTAATCCGTTTGGTCTACCAGATTTAATTAAACCAGAGGATTGGGTTGCCCCAGATCATTTAGATAATCATGGAAAGTTTATCTATGTATAGTTAATATTGTACAGCATTGAGAATTATATTATGGTGGTTTTTCACAAAACAGGAGCAGTACAACAAATGAGATCAATTTTAGGTATTCTAAATGAATTGGAATCTACCACTAAGAGATTAGAAAAACTTGAGATCCTTGAAAGGAATAAAGATAACAAGCATCTAAAGAAAGTTCTTAAGTATGCATTAGATCCACATATAACATTTTATATAAAGAAGATACCAGTATATCGTCATATCAAAACAAATCATGATGATGCGGTATTCCAATATCTTGATAAGTTTTCATCTAGGAAACTAACTGGTGGAAAAGCTATCAGATCATTAACAACACTTCTTGAAAGTACTTCGTCTGAAGTTGCTGAAGTCGTTGAACGAATCATTAAAAAAGATTTGCGTTGTGGTGTATCAACCGCTACAGCCAATACCATTTATGGAAAGGATTTCATTAAGAAGTTTCCTTGTATGCTAGCATCATCTATGAATGAAAAGAATCTATCAAAAATTGAATATCCAGCGTATGTTCAAACTAAGATGGATGGAATGCGAGCAATGGTTGTCTTTAAAGACGGT